AATATCACACTCCTAAAATCTGCCGTCTCACCCAACCTGCCTCCAGCACATCATAGACATACTGATTTGGCGTGCCTTCTTCAAAATATTTGATATTATCTCCGCCAAGCATCTCAACCGCAAAAGCACCGACTGCTCCGGAACGTGACTGCCCGGCATAGCAGTGAACCAGCAGTGTATCAACCGATTTATGTGCAAGAATAAACCCGATGATCTGGTCTGCCATCTCATCGTTGAACAGAACAGATCCCTCTACCTCTGTCACGATATCATCAAACATCAACGTAATAACGCCCTTGCAGAACTGATTTTCTGTAAACTGCACACCAAAACCGCCTGTGTGACTGTCCTGAATGGAAATAATAGCGTATGTATCGGTCAATGCTCCCTGCTCCGCAGCTTCGGCAGCCATGCCGAATGGATAGTAATGCTCCATAACATAGTCGAAAGCTCCGTGAACGGATTTTACGAGGACTCTTTTCAACGTATTCACGCTCCCTTTATATTGATGACAATACTACAGATCCATAAGTGAGATATCCGCATGAATTAACCGGACTTACATTTTCAATCAAACAAGCATGTACGTTTTTTGCGGATTCGCTGCGGATCTTTGTCACGCATCATTATGTTGCATTGTGTTTAATCCACATTGCCGGTCGAACGCCTACTTCTTCTCCATCTGCACATTGATTACATTCACACTCCTTGGCAGAGAGAGTTATTATAACTATTATAACATATCTCCTTCGGAATATCAAGATATAAGTAAACGTGAGTTCGATGAAAAAGATAGAAAAAACCGTGGAAATCTGTTATAATGAGAATAACGACAAACTCAAAGGAACAGAAAGGCGGTTTTTTCTATGGAGCAAATAGCAATATTTTGTGATACAGATGATTTTTGCAAGGCATATGAGGAATATTGCAGAAATAAACTTTTGATGGATAAAGAAGAAGTTGTACCCAGAACAAGAATGTCATTAAGTGAAATTATGACAATACTGATTATGTATCATCTGTCGGGTTATAAAAATTTTAAATGGTATTATACGAAGCATGTAATGGTACATCAGAGAAAGGATTATCCTGATATTGTAAGTTACAACCGGTTTGTAGAAATTATGAAATTTGCACTTGTTCCACTTATATTATACACCATAAAGGCACGTTTTGGCAAGTGTTTAGGAATATCTTTTGTTGACTCCACTCCTTTAAAAGTATGTGATAATCACAGAATACATAATCATCGTGTTTTCAGTGAATATGCAAAAACAGGAAAAAGTTCTATGGGCTGGTTCTATGGTTTTAAATTGCATCTGATTATCAACGATAAGGGTGAGATCCTGTCTTTCTGCCTTACTTCGGGTAATGTGGACGACAGAAACGAAGCTGTGATGGATTCGCTGACTAAAGAAATATTTGGAAAACTTTTCGCTGACAGAGGCTATATTTCTCAGAAGCTGTTTGAAAAACTTCTGAAAAAAGATATTACGCTTGTCACCAGAGCAAAGAAAAATATGAAAAACAAGCTTATGGATTTACAAGACAGACTTATGCTTCGCAAACGTGCTGTCATTGAATCTGTAAATGACTTTCTGAAAAATATCTGTGATATAGAGCATTCCAGACATCGCAGTGTAACCAATTTCCTTGTCAATCTGGTTTCTGCTCTGGCTGCTTATTCCTTTCTGCCTAAAAAGCCTTCTGTCTGTTCTGATTCTAATATTCAGGATGGCTTTTTATGCCTCTTTGACTAATTTTTTCTGTCGAACTCACGTTAAGTAAGCTCCGTTCCTGGTTTTCCATATACAAAGAACGAAGCACTCTTATTGTGCCGACTTCTCCCAGCACATCTCGGTTAATCCCTTTCTGCTCAACTCCTCCGGATTCCCGTCCGGTTTGATCCATGCCAGAACGTCCTCTCTCTCAAGAATCAACGGCATCCTGTCATGAAGCCCTCGCAAGTCACCGACAGCATCCCTCGTGATCACCGCAAACACGGGTACTTGAATGCCGCCTCGTTCCTCAATACGGTACAATCCGGCAAGCAGCGTAGAATCAGCACCTTTTGGCTGTATCATGTACTTATCGCCAACTTTAGACTTCTTCCCGTCAGGACTTCTGAAGTGTTCCCACTCATAATACCAACTACAGGGTATCACGCATCGCCGCCGAAACCATGAGTCCTTCCACATCTCTTTCTGACTTGCTGTCTCAATGCGGCAGTTGACTATCGGCGCATTGGTTGCTTCGTGACTGAATCCCCACAGCATCGGGAACACCGCAGGCTTGCCGTCTTTGTTGGGAGCAAGCACTGCTGCAACATCGGTCGGACGTATCTCTCCGGACATGGTCAGCGGTTTGCCGAATTTTACCATAATGTCGCCCGCAAGCTGTGGACGTTGTGCCCGTGTAATGATTGCATGATATTGGTGTGGCTCAACGTGAAAGCGTGTACACATGAGATTCACTCACCTTTCAATGATAATCAGCCTGTCATCAGCTTTTCTATGATTTCAGAATCTACATCAGCACCATACCGTTCAAAATAGTCTATAATATCCTGCTCCGAGCGAACAAACTCTGCAAAACGAAGCTTATAAGCATGCTTATCGTAGAAGCCAATCGTTTTCTCGCCTGTGCAGATACTTGATTCTACACGAATATCTTCCGCAGTAAATGGTTCAGGTATCGGCTGAACAGCTGCTTTATGTTTCTTGAAAAGGCTCATGAATTTATCTTCCTTTCCTTATAGTGTTTTCTGCACAGTGCCGTATAGCTTTCATTGCCGCCAAGCTGTACTTGTTCGCCCTCTGTGACCATCTGCCCATTCAGTATTCGGGCATTGAAGTGAGCCCGTTTGCCGCACCAGCATATCGTCTTGATCTGCTCTATATCATCAGCAAGCTCCATAAGCCGCTTTGATCCGGGAAACAGTTCACTTCTGAAATCTGTACGCAGACCGTAGCAGATAACTGTTATATTATGCTTATCTACCAAATCACTGAGCTTGTCAATGACATTTGGTGCAAGGAACTGTACCTCATCCACGATGACAGCATCGTAATGCTCGCCGTTGTAGTTTGTGAGGAAATCCTCTGCATACTCGCAATCTGCTTCTATGCCGATGCGAGAGTGAACGACTTTTGCGCCATCCCTGTCCTCGCATTTCGGCTTCAGCAGTACCACTTTCTTACCCTTTTCAAGGTAGTTATACCGCACCATCAGCGCATTTGCAGTCTTGGAGCTGCCCATTGCACCGTATCTGAATATCAGTTTTGCCATTTGCTTTACTCCTCATCATCTTCGTGCATGGCTTCATAATGCTCTGCATCCTGCTCACTGGCAATTGATGCCGGATCCAGAATACCAAGTACACGACCAATCAGAATAACACTGTCAAAATCAGTAAATGTCATGATATCGTAGTCTTCATTTAATGAGACCAGACCTTCTTCATCGTATACTTTTATATATGTACTATTGCCGATAGCAAAAGCACCGACCTCGCCGTATTGCAGCTCCGGACATCCGGGATATTTCTCCACAAGAACAAGATCGCCGTCATGATACTCCGGCTCCATACTGTCACCATTGACTGGGAATACAAGATCTGCCTGCCGTATCGCTGCATTTGTATTTGGATACAGATAGATCGGCGTTCCGTGATCCTCAAACTCCGCACCGCCGTCAAAGCCTGCCGCAAGCCCTTTATCGCAGCATATCAGTTTGATGATCTCCGGGAAGTCGCCTGTACTCTCTGCCGCTTCAAGGGAGGATAGCAGACCGTCCATTGCAATCTGATGCGGATATGACAGCCTACGGTATCGTTCTACCATAGTTTTTTCCTTATCAGTATAGGTTTCTCGCCTGTCATCAATGCCATACAGCTCGTACAGCGTGATACCAAGTACCTCGCAAAGCTTAGGAACAACGCTGAAATCCGGACGCGTTCGTCCGTTCTCCCAGTTACTGATTGCATTAGAGGTCACACCGATTCTCTCGGCTATCTCCTTTTGTTCCTTGCCCTTACGCTCCCTGTAATATTTGATACGACCTCCGACCGCATGAGCGTCCTTACGATGAGCAGGATCAGAGATATTACTCTTTTTACCTGGGGACTCCTTGCCGCCGTGTGAAATTAAGATATTGGGTTTCTTTCGCTGCTTCATAATAAGCTCTCCCTTCAACAAAAAATTGAATAACTGAGATTGTCAATGCTCAAATCAAACAAATATTCTTCTTGAATTCTGTACAACCCTACAAAGTTTATCAAAGACTTTTCAACACTGAAAATTTTAGATGTGCGAAAAATGCCGTATCTGGTACATCTTAGACTATATTATAGCACATAAACGGTGTTTTGTCAATAGGAAAACACACTTGAAATTCGTTTGAAAGTGTGATATAATAGTCTTGTTGGTATTCCGCCTATGGGAAATGATACCCAAAGCGGAGGTGCAGTGTGTCAGCCTTCGGTGTGTGGCTCGCCAGACTGTTGGTCAGAGTACCAACTTTCGCAATCAACCCACTTTGCCATAAATAAAGAGAAAACAGAAAGTCAGAGCATAAAAGGAGCAGAGGATACAAGAAGTTGCGATAAAAGCAGGAGGGCTTGTAAATGACTATATACTTAAACAGGGGACCATTTCTTAACATCCCTGACGCACTCCACATCGGACAGTACAAGATTATCAGGAATCCTGACTGGGACGGAACATTGCCGGATATCATCACATTCACAGATTTCTTGAAATGGAATTACACGCTCGATTATGGACGGTATATCCGTGAGACTCACAAATACGGGGTGCTTCCACTGCCGTGGGGTGTACCCGGAAATGCAGCGATTGAGAATGTTATCATTTCAGAGGGATACTATGATCGGATAGACCACTTCTCTTTTAATATGTATGTGATCTGCGAGGTATACTTCGTATTGAACGGTTACAGCCAATGCCAGCGGTATGTTGTCTATGGCAAATATGTATCCGGCGGCGGCTCGAATTTTCTTATAGGAATCGATCTGTATGACGGAAAGTACATCCGGCTTAAAAATCCGCTTGACGACTGCCTTGTGCCGATAATGAACAAGAAAAAGTACAGCGAAATCGCCAAAGAGATGATAGAGGAGTTTTATCCTTATGAGATAACTGCTCCCTGTCGGATCAATGTCTACGCTCTTGCAAGAGCAATGGGGTTGGATATAAAATACGCCCGGCTGTCGAAGAACGCCAAGGTTAAGGTGAGATCCAAGCTCATTTTTGATAGACGCGATGTTATTGTTTACGATGAATACGGGAACGAGAAGATAATAACGATCACAAGACCAACAATTTTTGTCGACGAATCTATCAAGAGCAGAGTCGAAGAGTACAGTGCGATCCTGCACGAATGTGTCCATGCATATCTCCACAACCTGTTCTATGAGCTTCAAAGCCATTATCGCAGGATGATCAATGCCCAGATCCCTGAATTCAACGATTATGGATATTCCAAAACAAATCGTGCTTCTATAAAATGGATGGAAATTCAGGCTAACTCTATTCCACGATACATCCAGATGCCGCCGGAACAGACCGAAGAAGTTATACTTGATTTCTTTGACAGTTTGGTTGGCGAGCCTGACTGGGAGGACTATAGACATCTGATAGATCATGTCAAAGGAAAATTCGGCACAGCACGGAACACTGCAAAGAGAATGATCGCAGAGCTTGGCTGGAAAGAAGTTCGGGGTGTATACGTTTACAATGTTGCCGGATATGTTGATGATCATGATATAGACTATGATTTTCCCGAAGATCATACCTATACACTGACGCTGCGCCATATTTCGGAAATTATGGAAATCAGCGATGAATTTACCGATCTTGTAAATTCTGACCGTTTTATTTATCTGGACGGTCATGTCATTCTGGACAGCGATAAATATGTTGAGCGATTTAACGATCACCCACTTAGATTGAGTGAATATGCTCGCCGGCATATGTCGGAGTGCTGCCTTGCTTTTAAAATAAATTACGACGATCCCGACTACGACTATACTTTCGGAGAACTGCACAAAGACGACTTAGCACCAATTGAGAACAGAGAGGCTAATGAAGAACAGATTCGCAGAGTATTAGCTGAGTTTGAAGAGACGGAGAACGAAAATGTGAAACTTCATAAGGTGCCGACAGTCAGTCCCTTTGGACGAGCAGTACAGTTCCATATGGAAAGATGCAATGTAACTGAGGATGATGTTGCTGAACGCAGCGGTCTGGGCATAAACACTATATCCAATATGCGCAGCGGAAAACGAGTTAGACTGGAATCGGTACTTGCCTTCTGTGTGGCTCTTGAACTGGAGGAGGCATTCCGCAGTGATCTTATGGAAAAGGCTGATGTCAAATTCAGCGCAAAAAGCAAGGCTCACAGGTTCTACCAGACGATGTTAAAATTGTGCCCCGATGCAAATGTATTCCAGTATAATCAGATGTGTGAGGCAGCAGGAGTCAGACCGTGGACGAAAGAGCGCCAACAGCAAAAGAGAAATACACAGAAAAAATACAGCAACACAACATCACCCAATGCGATCCTCGCTTCGTAAGCAAACTATCATTTCACATTGATGGCAACGTTTAGGAATGAATATTAACACAAATGACGGTTTTACACTGTTTAAGGAGGCTTTCGAGCCTCCTTTTTTTATGTCCAGACGCACTTTTCCAGGACTCAAAAATATTTTTTCTGTAGCTCCCATCAAACTTGGGAGAAATTTGACTTGTTTTCACATTATAATCATATTTCAAACACATAGTCAACATTAAATTTAGCTATTTTCAACTACTGATGAAATACAATCCGTAGAATATATTGACATAGTTTACAAAAAGCACCTCCCAAGTTGTATCTATTCAGTTATCAGAAGAATTCTGCTAAAATAGAAATACAGTCAAGGACATGAAATTTCTCCTCTGTGACTGCGAAACAACACCTCAAAGCCGGATGCATACGGCAGCGGATGTTCATACAGCACTATTTCCCCATAGCCACAGCTATACCCTGTGGGCGATAGACCAAGCTGTATGTTCTTCCTCCGTATGCATCCGGCTATTTTTCGGCACATAGTACGGATTAATTCAAGTAAAATCATACATTTGTTAGTCAGGGTGCACACTGGCGGACAGATGCTCATAGCGGATATGAAATTCCTCACACGGCTATATTTAGCCGTTTGTGATAGTCATATTCGTATGGACATCTTCTGCCTGTGCGCCTTTTTCGTGCAGCGGTGAGTTCTGTGGGCATCTTCCGCCTGATGTGTTCCTTGAAGAAAGGAACGACTATGGAAAAGATGGATATCACTGCTAAAACCACACTCGGCGAACTGCTTGCTATCCTCGGTTTGAAGCCTGGTCAGAAGAAAAAAGGAAAGACACCCACACGATTAAAGCTGACCACATCCGAAGAACCACTTGTGCAGGTTTACGGCAGTACGCTGTACGCAAGCGGATATGCTCTCTATGAAAATGGTCTGGGCAGACACTCAGTCATCTGGTTGCCGTACTGCACGAATTTTACTTACTACTTCAATAAACTGCGTGATGCGGAGAAGGACTATCTGAGGGAAAGTGCGGAAGTACCTGACAAAGCCCTTTTGGAGACTTCTTGGGCAACGATAGTAACTTTATTTGGTGAGGAACGTATCACGCAGAGTATGAATCGCGGATTTGGTAATGCTGATCCCTCGGCAGATGGTGACTCCATAGATGAAGAAAACGAGAACGAGCCGGAAGATGAGGATATGGAAGGAAGAAATTTCGTCTGGGATGATGAGACACTCGGCGTTGATCCGCTGGATGCTGTTATTCGCAGGGAGAATCGTGAGGAGATGCTGGCGGCAATGACGGACAAACAGCGTGAGGTGTTCGTTCTTTATCATAAGTACGGCTGGACACAGCAGAAAATTGCAGATACGCTCGGAATTTCCAAGATGTCTGTTTGCGAACGTATGAAGCAGGCAAAAAAGCAAAACGAGAGCCTTTGTAAGCAAAAAATTTTTTTGATAATTTTTCTTTTGACCCCTTACAAACACCCCTCTGAAACGGTATATAGTAGAGGCTCTTGAAAGACCTCTCACAAGAAAACGGCTGCGATGACCGCCGTGACCGACCACATCTATATTGGTCTATTACCATAACCAGAAAGGAAATGCCTATGAACCCAAACAGAATCCCGAAACACTGCTATAACGGCAGCAATACAAAGAACTGCAAGGTACAGCAGACTGCTGATAAGCTCCACGAAGATGAAACGCTGAAAATGCTAGAGAAAAAGATTGATGCAGGAGCTGCTCATATCGGGCTGGTGATTGCCGACATCTTTACATTTCTCACCAAATCGGCGGCGATGCTTCCAGATATGGAGCTTCACACGGAACTGATTGACCTAACAGCAGATGACAACGGAATTTCCGTGTACATCAGGCGTTCAGACAGCACTGACAATGAAAATTACGATGATGAAGAGGAGGAACTTTTGTATGACGGAGACTAAAAAGACACCGGAGCCCATTCCGGTAGATGCCAAGAAGCTGATCGATGGACTCGGTACGATCTTCGGCGGCGTCATCCAGCTTCTGGCGGCGACTGAACCGAGCATCGCAAAAGAGCTGTCAGATATGGCAATCAATGGTGTAAAGACACCGCCCAATCCTGCCCCGGCAGAAACTGCACTGAAAGATTTCAACCCCGATGACTTTGAGGAGATCCTCGCTGCTGATGACCTGCCGTGGGATACGGAGCCGGAACAGCCGAAGGAGCAGCCCAAGAAGAAAGCGACTCCGAAGAAAAAGCCGGAACAGACAGCCCTTTCCCCTGACGATCTGATCCGTGTGGTGACACAGAAAATCAAGAAAGACCGCAGCAACAAGGAAAAGGTGCTTGCTCTGCTGAAATCCTATGGAGCAACGAAAGTCAGTGACGTTCCTGCGGACAAGTACGAAGCGTTCCTTACCGATTTGTCGCAGCTTTAAACGGAGGTGTTGCAATGCCGGATACTCATGCTCTTTTGAGCGCATCCAGTTCAAAACAGTGGCTGCATTGTCCGCCGTCAGTCCGCTTGCAGGAGGGTTTTCCAAATGAAAGTTCAGTCTATGCTGCTGAGGGCACGTTTGCCCACGAGATCTGCGAATACAAGGTGAAAAAGTATCTGCACCAACGTGTAAAACGCCCGCAGTCCGAAGAATACGACACGGAGGAGATCGAGCAGATAACGGATATATACGCTGAATTCGTCATTTCAATCATTGAGAAGATGAAAGAAAATGGCTGCGAGCCGCTTGCCTTTGTGGAGGAGCGTGTGGATTACAGTCACATTGCCCCTTCCGGCTTCGGTACGGCAGATATGCTCATCATCGGCAAGGATGAGAACGGCAAAGGACTGCTTCATGTATGTGATTTCAAGACGGGCAAAGGCGTGTTTGTGGACGCAGACCACAACAGCCAGATGATGCTCTATGCGCTCGGAGGTTTAGCCGCCTATGGCTTTTTGTATGATATTGAGATCGTACGTATGAGCATCATTCAGCCCCGCCTTGACAATATATCTACATTTGAATGCAGCGTGCGGGAACTGGAAGAATGGGGCGAAAGCATTAGACCCATTGCCAAACTCGCATATGAGGGCAAGGGTGAGCAAAAGCCCGGTGACTGGTGTCGTTTCTGCCGTGCAAAGCCTGTATGTAAGGCTTGCGCCGATGAAGCGCTTGCCTTGTGTCGTGAGGATTTCCTCGACCTTGATGCCGGAGCGTTCGATACTGCGGAAGAAAGCGACACGACTGCACCCTATGAAGCAGATACACATACCGCCGTTTTCAAGCAACCGGGACTTATCCCAATCAGTGAGCTTGCGGAGATTCTGCCCACGCTGAACAGGATTTCCTCATGGATAGAAGCGGTATTTGCTTTCGTTTCATCAGAAGCAATCAACCACGGCGTACCTATTCCAGGCTACAAGGTGGTTGAAGGACGCAGCAAGCGTATATTCACAGACACAAAGGCAGTGGTCGATACAGCTGTTCAGAATGGTTACACCGACCTTTACAAGCAAACGCTCATCACGCTTACGGAATTTGAGAAGATGATGGGCAAAAAGAAATTCAATGAGCTGCTCGGTGAGTATGTGGCAAAGCCCCCCCGGAAAGCTGGCACTTGTGCCGGAGAGTGATCCGAGAGAGCCTGTCGATCTTACAACACCAAGTCAGGAGTTTTCTATCCTTCCTGACGAAGAATAAAATTTTTGGAGGTATTCATATGGCAACTAATAACACAGCACCCATAACCAAAGTTATCGTTCCCTGCCGCATTTCCTTTGCGAATATCTGGGAGGCAAAGTCGATCAATGGCAGCGAGGAAAAGTTTTCCGTTTCCTGCCTGATTTCCAAGGACGACAAAGCAACCCTCGTCAAGATAAAGAAAGCAATCGAGGCTGCAAAGGAAGCAGCAAAGGAAAAGAAGTGGAACGGCAAAATTCCGCCCAATCTCAAAATGCCCATGCACGACGGCGATATTGACCGCCCAGACGATGGGAACTACACAGGTCATTTCTTCTTCAACGCTACATCTAAGGACGCTCCGCAGATCGTTGACCGCAAGGTTCAGCCGATTCTTGACCCGATGGAGTGCGGCAGCGGCGACTACTGCAATGTAAGCGTGAATTTCTACGGCTTTGCGGCATCCGGCAATAAGGGAATCGCAGCAGGTCTCCAGAACATCCAGCTTGTCCGTCATGGTGAGCGTCTTGCAGGCAGACCTACCGCAGCATCCGACTTCGTGGAGATCGAGGGCGCGGACGAAGATATTATGGACGATGATGATATGGATTTCCTGAACTGAATGACTAAGGGAGACGTTTCTCCCTTTTACATACACAAGGTGGTGATTTTATTGAGCAGACGTGTACTTTCAATCGATTTAGAAACGTATAGCGATGTAGATCTCGTAAACTGCGGTGTTTATAGATATGTTGAGGGTGACTTTCATATTCTGCTGTTTGCTTACGCTTTTGATGATGAAGATGTGCAGTGTATTGATCTTGCCTGTGGTGAGAAATTGCCGCAGGAAGTTGTGAATGCAATTTTTGATGACAATATTATAAAATCTGCATGGAACGCACAATTTGAGCGGACTTGCTTATCAAAGTATTTCGGAACACAGCTTTCGCCGGATTCATGGCAATGCACAATGGTCTGGGCAGCGAGTTTATCGCTTCCGCTAAAATTAAAACTTGCGGCACAGGTGTTAAAAACAGGAGAACAAAAAGATGATGCAGGTGAACGGTTGATTCGATATTTCTCTATTCCATGCAAGCCCACAAAATCCAATAGCGGCAGGACGAGAAATCTTCCCGAACACGCTCCAGAGGACTGGCAGACTTTCAAAAGCTATTGCATTCAGGATGTGCGGACAGAACGTGACATTCGTAAACGGTTAGAGAGTTTTCCAATGTTACCGCAGGAATGGGATTACTACCACATGGATCAGCGAATTAATGACCGTGGTGTACTAATTGATAAAGAACTGGTACAGCAGGCTATCATCTGCGACATGATGCTGTCCGAAGAAATGACGAAAAGAGCCTATGCTTTGACTGGTCTTGAAAACCCAAATTCCGTATCACAGTTGAAAAAATGGCTTGATGAACGTGGAATATCCGTTGATTCACTTGGCAAGAAAGATGTTGCATCACTCATCGCTGATCTGGACAAGCACAGTATCGATTCCGAAGCTCTTGATATGATGAAGCTGAGATTACAGATGGCGAAATCCTCCGTCAAAAAGTATCAGGCGGCAGAACGTTGTATTTGCAATGATGGCAGAGCGCATGGGTTATTCCAATTTTCCGGTGCAAATAGAACCCAACGTTGGGCTGGGCGTTTAATTCAATTACAAAATCTGCCTCAGAACCATATCTCTACGCTTGATGAAGCAAGAGAGCTTGTAAAAATGGGCTGTTTCGATATGATTGAAACGCTCTACGGCAACACGCCGGACATTCTGTCGCAACTTATCCGCACCATGCTCATTCCGAAAGAGGGCTGCGAATTTATCGTAGCAGACTTTAGTGCTATAGAAGCTCGTGTACTTGCGTGGCTTGCCGGAGAACAATGGCGGCTGGATGCTTTTCAGCGTGGTGAGGATATCTATTGTGCATCGGCATCAGAGATGTTTGGAGTGCCGGTAGTGAAGCATGGGATTAACGGAGAATTGCGCCAGCGCGGAAAGGTTGCCGAGCTTGCCTGTATCGCAGAGGGACAGCTTGTTCTGACCAATTACGGCTTAGTGCCAATTGAAAATGTAACAACAGACATGAAAGTCTGGGACGGAGAGGAGTGGGTACAACATGATGGTGTCGTATTCAAAGGAGAAAGAGAAGTTATCACTTATGACGGACTTACAGCAACCCCCGACCATCTCGTCTGGGTTGAGGGTAAACATTCCCCGATACGCTTTGAAAATGCCGCCAGAAGCGGAGCGCATCTCATACAAACCGGAGATGGTAGGATTTCAATACGGATGGGCGAAAATTGTAAATTCAGAATTCCGATGGGTAACAAATTGTCGATGTTATGTGGAAGTAGAATGTGCAGATTGTGGCAAGAGAAGATGGACAGATTATTATGCTCTCCGACGTGGAAAACCGAAGCATTGTCCAGAATGCAAAAAAGTTCCAAAGTGGCTGAGGTTTCGCCTAAAAGTGGCAAAGCATCGTTGCGACAATCCAAACGATCCCACATACAAAAATTATGGTGGACGTGGCATTCGATTCGATTTTCCAAGTGTGCAAGCAGCAGGTATGTGGATTATCAAAAATTTAGGGATCCCAGAGAGGGAGCTGGAATTAGATCGCATCGATTGCAACGGAGATTATGCACCAGGCAATATTCGATTTGTTACAAAACAAGTCAATGTAGGAAACAGAAGAATTACAGTTTTAAGCAGATTCGAGCAAAAATACTGGCCTTACTCGTATCATGTAGTTTGCAGGAAATTAACGCAAGGTATGACAAGAGAAGCTATTATAGAAGAGGCAAAGAAGGCTGTAATAGAACATCGATCCGGATGGAAGCTGATAAGTGCAAGGCTCGACTTTATGACATACGAAATGCCGGACGACATCATCGTTTTACCGTATCGGGAAAACTTGTCCACAACTGCGGATATGGGGGCGCAAGCGGCGCATTGATCTCAATGGGTGCATTGGATATGGGACTGAAAGAATCGGAACTGCCCGACATTATTTCCTCTTGGCGTGAAGCAAACCCAAATATTGTGAAATTCTGGTATGCCGTAGAGAAAGCGGCAATTGAGACGGTAAAAGATCACAATGATAGAACGGTTGGGCGAATCGGGTTCCAGTTCTCAGCAAATACACTCTGGATCGTGTTACCGTCAGGACGCAGACTTGCATATATCAAGCCGAAGCTACAGCCGAACCGTTTCGGTCGCATGTCACTTACCTTTGAGGGACTTGGAGCAAACAACAAGTGGACGCGTGGTGAGACCTACAGCGGCAAGCTGACAGAGAACATCACTCAGGCAACTGCCCGTGACCTGCTTGCAGAAGCTATACGTCGCATGGAGCTTGCAGGACTGGATATTGTCGGTCATGTGCATGATGAGGTGATATTGGAAGTACCGAAGGACAGTATCACCGTTGACGAGGTATGTGGCATTATGAATCATAATCCGAAGTGGGCTGACGGCTTACCGCTTTCCTCCGCAGGATATACAGGGAACTACTATTTCAAGGACTAAGGCGAATTTTTAGTACAACGCAACGAAAGGAATTAAGCATATGAGCAGAACGTACAAAGACCGAAAGGGCTATAAATCAAGAAAAAGGCAGAATAATCGCATGAACATCCTCAACCACAGCCGTGGCTCTTATGAGGATTACGATCACACCGATCAGGAGCTGTATGTGTACGACCAGTGCTGCGAAAACTGCTGTTACTGCGGATATTGCTGTCATACACCGTATCCGTCTGGGTGGTGCGAAAATTGGAATGACGGAGGTTATCGTTGAGAGAATATGTTGTCGAGAACGAGTTTGTGAAGGCAGTTAAAGCCGCCGGAGGTGCAGCGTACAAGCTTACATCACAGACAGCAAACGGACTGCCGGACCGACTTGTTCTGTTCTTCCCTGCAAAAACGGTATTCGTAGAACTGAAAGCACCGGGAAAAATGATGCGTCCGCTTCAAAGGAAAAGGCGGTATCAGCTCATGAAATTGGGATTTCCGGTCCTGTGCATTGACCGCATAGAACAGGTACAGCCATGCATTGAAGCAATATTAAGCTGGACTCCCGGTACAACCTTTCCGGAGGGTATCGGGGCGAAAATTCCTGATCTGGAAGTGGTAATGTTGCCTGCGGATATGGACGATTTCGGAGAGATACTTGAACCGATAGATCCGGACTATCTTGCAGAGTTCTATGAACTGGGTGAGGATGGTGATTATAATCAGTAAATTTATTGATTTGACAGGAAGGAGATTCGGAAAGTTACTGGTACTCAAAATTGACGAAAGCACTTCCGATGATTTAAAGAATTGCTCCTGGATTTGTCAATGCGATTGTGGCAATCAGATAATTGAAACAGGTCGCAATTTAAGACGGGGTCACAAAAAATCTTGTGGATGCTTACGAAGTCCACACGGATATTCACAGACACCAGAATATAGTTCATATCAAAAAATGATTAACAGGTGCTATAATCCTGATTTTGAAAAATATCAGTACTACGGCGGTCGAGGGATAAAAGTTTGCGAAAGATGGTTTAATGATATAAATGCGTTTATGGAGGATATGGGAAAAATGCCATCTCCCGAATGGTCATTAGATCGAATTGATGTCAATAAGGATTATTCCCCTGAGAATTGTCGCTGGGCTAATAAGTATACTCAAGCCCGAAATAAGAGGGTGCAAGCCCGATCGAGAACAGGCGTTACTGGGGTAGTTCCTGGAAATGGTGGATATGTTGCGACCTTGAGGTGTAATGGACACCTAAATTATCTTGGAACATTCTCAACAGTTGAAGAAGCGCAGATTGCAAGAAAAGTAGCTGAAGAAAAATATTGGAAGGATGGTGATACATCTTGAAGTTTATACCACACGACTATCAACGATACTGTATCAATTATATCGAAAGTCATCCAATCTCAGTGCTTCTGCTAGATTGTGGACTTGGTAAGACAGTTATCACGCTTACGGCTATTCGCAATCTAATGCTTGACTATCTGAAAGTTTCAAAAGTTCTTGTAATTGCGCCCCTTAGAGTAACAGCAGTATGGAAAACTGAAATCGAAAAATGGGATCACTTGAAGAATCTTGATGTATCAGTTGTAGTTGGATCTGTAAAAGAGCGAACAGCATCATTAAACTGCAACGCCCTTATTTACGCAGTAAATAGAGAGAATGTCAAATGGATCGTGGAGTATTATGAGAAAAATGGTATGCGCTGGGATTTTGATATGGTTGTGATTGATGAACTGTCATCCTTTAAAAATCATAAGTCACAACGCTTCAAATGGCTACGGAAAGTACGACCGTTTGTATGCCGTTGGGTCGGACTTACAGCTACCCCCACAAGTAATGGTCTTATGGAACTTTGGAGTGAAATCGGCATCCTTGACGGCGGCGAACGGCTCGGACGGTTTATCGGCAGATTCAGAGAATCCTATTTCAAGCCAAGCAGTATGAATCCATCAACCGGTGTTGTGTTCTCCTATGTTCCCCGACCCGGAGCAGAACAGCAGATCTATGAGAAAATTTCGGATATCACAATTTCCATGAAAGCACTTGACTATCTGGATATGCCGGAGTGTATCTTCGTTAATCACGAGGTTGAGATGAATGCTGCGGAGCGAAAACTGTATGATCAGCTAAAGCATGATCTCATTATTCCTCTGAAAGACGGAGATATTGATGCTGCCAACGCAACTTCTCTCTCCAACAAACTGCTCCAGATGGCGAACGGTGCTGTGTATGACGAAAACAAAGAAGTACGTCCGATCCACAGCCGTAAGCTGGAAATGCTGGAAGATCTTATCGAATCCGCCAATGGTCAGCCTGTGTTGATCGCATACTGGTTCAAGCATGACAGGGCAAGAATTATGGAGCATTTATCGTCCTGCGGCTATGCTCCAAGGGATATTAAATCGTCCGAGGATATTCAGCAGTGGAATGAGAGGAAGATTGCTGTTGCTCTCATACATCCAGCATCGGCAGGACATGGTTTGAATATCCAGTCCGGCGGTCATATCCTGATTTGGTACGGACTCACATGGAGTCTGGAACTGTATCAGCAGACCAATGCAAGGCTATGGCGACAGGGACAAAAATCGACAGTCACCATTCATCATATTGTCTGTAAAGATACAGTCGATGAGGATGTTCTTGCTGCTCTCGCCAATAAAGATGTCACGCAGGAAAAGCTCATCGCAGCGGTCAAAGCTTGTCTTTGAAATGACGACAATTTGGCGACAAATAGTTACGTCACAAAAGTTACAGAAAATGCTGCAAAACGGTTACGCCCGTTCCGGCAGCTAACGGAGGTGAAATTTATGGCTCGTAAAAACAGACGAATGAAAAACGAATATCGCAAGGGACTCGGCTTTGATCCGAGGAAGTATATCACGGCATCGGCACAGCATACGCCTTCACTTTATCAGTTCAAGGTAGACAGCAGGATTCCACAGCGGGGTGAAGTATGGTTTGCAGACCTCGGCAGACATCCTAACAGCAGTGTACAAGGCGGATGCCGTCCTGTTATTATCCTCTCCAATAACATTGGCAACGCCCATGCAGACACGGTAAACATTGTGCCAATGACAAGACATCTGAAAAAGCCGGAGCTGCCTTGTCACAAGGAGATCAGTCCTGATGACATCACAGACAAGCAACAGCTTCTTGAGACGTCCATGATCCTTGCAGAGCAGATTACAACAATAAGCAAGTATGCTCTGCGGAATTATGCCGGAAGAATCACAGATTCTGGCGTGCTGTCACGAATTGAGCAGTCCGTTGCTTCACAGCTTGGAATAGAAACGCTCATCAAGAAGAAGGAGGAAAACCCATGCCAGTCAATTTCGTAAACATCCCCGATGCTCTGAAACAAAATGCATCGTTTTGTGTGTGGAAAATGGAGAAACGCAGCGGCAGACCTACTAAAGTGCCGTATAACCCCAAAACCGGAAACATGGCGAAAACTAACGATCCCTCTACTTTCGCTGACTTCAACACAGCAATGAAAGCCTACGCTATAGGCGGCTGGGACGGTATCGGCTACAGAGTTTCCGAGGGTATCGGTGCGATCGACATAGACCACTGTATCCGTGAAGATGGTTCACTCAACGATGTCGCAGCATCCATTCTCGGCATTTTCTCTACTGCATATTTTGAGAAATCTCCCTCCGGAACAGGTCTGCGTGGTTTCTTCAAGCTATCCCCGGACTTTGCCTATGATAAGACCGTTTACTACATCAACAACCGAAAGCATGGTCTGGAGGTCTATCTGCCGGGAACAACGAACCGCTTTGTGACGGTAACAGGTAATGTCTACCGCAGCGGTACTGTTGAACGAGATGACGATGCTCTCAAAACAGCCCTTGATACATTTATGAAGCGCAGCATCCGTATATCTGCGAAAACTATCGAAGCTGCGTCATATCTGGACGATGACGGTGTCATCGCTCATGCTTTAGCATCGGAATCCGGCGATAAATTTAAAGCACTCTATGAGGGCAGATGGGAAGAAGGCTACAACTCCCAGTCCGATGCGGATATGGCGTTTGTGTCCATGCTCTGTTTCTGGTGTGGCAACGTCGAGGAGCAGATCGACCGTATCTTCCGCAGCTCAGGTCTTATGCGTGACAAGTGGGATCGCAAGACTGGTGATGCTACCTATGGGCAGATCACGATCCGCAATGCTGTCGCTACCAATTCAGCAATCTACACTCCGATTGCTGATTCTTCTGCCGAGGATGATTTTGACTCTCTCGATGATGAGACTTTGGAAGAACACGCAAGTTTCCGTCCTGACCTCTCCCGCATTACACTCACACTTGATGAGATGCAGCCTCATACAAACCCACGTTACCAGCGTGATGAGATCGGCATCGGTAACGCTTTCGCCGACTTCTTCAAGCCCATTGCAAGATTTAACGGTGACCGCAATGTCTGGTATGTCTATGACGGCAATGTCTGGCAGCCGGACGAGAACGCCCTCGCTGTAGCGGAGCTTGCAAAGTATCTTGCAGACCTGCTGTATACTTTTGCACTGCAGATTAGGGATGAGGACACTCGCAACCGCTATATCAAACGAGTACAGAAGCTCCAGATGCGGAAGAATCGGAAAACGATGATAGAGGATGCAAAATCAGTACACCCGATCAGAATGTCTGCGTTCGATGCGAATGTCTATCTGCTGAATCTTGAAAACGGCACGCTTGACCTGAAAACTATGATATTCCATGAACATGACCCGAATGATTTTATTACAAAAATCAGCCACATCAATTATGATCCGAATGCCATCTGTCCCAGATGGGAACAGTTTGTTGACGAAGTTATGGTCGGACGAAAGAATGTAGCTCGCTATCTTCAGAAGGCGATCGGCTACTCGCTGTCTGGTGACACATCTCTGGAATGTCTCTTTATTATGTTCGGTCCTACAACCAGAAACGGCAAGACCACCACCATCGAAACGATCCTGCGTGTTATGGGGGAATACGGTCGTTCTGCAAAGCCGGATATGCTTGCTACAAACTATTTCCGTGGACAGTCCAACGGCTCCTCGGATGATGTCGCTCGCCTTGCGGGTGCGAGATTTGTAGGCATTTCCGAAATGGAGCAGAAGCTCACCATCAATGCCTCTCTGACAAAGCAGCTCACCGGTAATGGATCTATTACAGCTCGTTTTCTGTACGAGGGCTATTTTGAGTTCCATATGCAGGCGAAGATCTTCATAGATACCAACCATCTGCCCAATGTCACTGACCGTACTCTGTTTGAATCCGGCAGACTGAAAATCATTCCGTTCACCCGGCATTTTGAGGATCACGAGCAGGATAAGACGCTGAAGACTACACTGATGCAGCCGGAAAACCTTTCCGGCATCCTGAACTGGTGCATCGAAGGGTATCGACTGTATAAGGCGGAGGGACTTGATGAGCCGGAAGAAGTGAAGGCTGCGACTGAGGAGTATCGTGTGGAATCCGACCGTATTGCCCAGTTTATGCGGCAGTGCTTGAAAAAGGAAAAGGGCTCGGAGATCAAGGCTTCCGCTGTTTACAGTCACTACAAGACGTGGTGCAGCGACAATGGATGCAAGTATGAGAGTTCTCAGAATTTCTATAAGCGGCTCTCTTTGGAGTACCTGATTGTCAAACGCAGACCGTGGAAACAGACTACGACCGGCAACATGAATCCGCTGTCACTTGTAAACGATGCCGCTTGGGTAAGCGGCGAAGAGCCGGGAATGGATCTCGTGCCTTTGGACGATGAATAGTGATTGACCTACGGTCGATGAATAAGCTGAAAAGTGCCTATCTTCTTATGTTTTCTATTATATATTTATACTATATTCTTTTATATGTAGCAAATGTAGCAAATGAATATATAAATATTACTATAAAGAAGAATATAGGAAAAGTTATGTAATGGAATGCTACAAGTGCTACAGGAATAAGAAAAGTGAAGTAATATCGATAAATAACTGTGGACATCTGTTGCAAATGCCTACTTTGTGACTGCTACAAGCGTGGCATGGGCAACAGGTGTCAAGGTATGGAGGTAAAGATAATGAGAATTATTACAAGCGAACAGGTATCCGCAGGACATCCCGACAAGATCTGTGACCAGATCGCTGATGCTATCGTGACCGACTGCCTGAAAAACGATAAGAGCAGCCGTGTCGCTATTGAGTGCCTTTTCAAGAACAGAAATCTCATCATCGCCGGTGAACTGACAAGCACACATGAGCCGGATTACAAGGCGCTGGTACAGCAAGTGTTCGACCGCATCAATGGCAATGGCAGTGATGATGCCGGACTTGACTACAAGCTGGATTTCACCGCCGATGATCTGGATATTGCTGTTCTGGTAGATCGCCAAAGCAGTGACATTGCTCTCGGTGTGAATACAGGCGGTGCAGGAGATCAAGGTATGTGTTACGGTTATGCTACAAATGAAACGCCGGAGCTGCTCCCGATCCCGTATGTGCTTGCCACAAGATTTCTGGAACATCTCAAAGCCTATCCCTGCCGTATGCTGAAAGCAGATGCAAAGGCGCAGGTCAGCTACGACTATGACAGCGGCAGGATCACTACATTTCTCTGCTCGGTGCAGCATATTCGTGATATAGAGGTTGAGGATTTCCGCAGCATTATCGAAAATATTATGATTCGCACAGCTACTGAGTACGGGCTGAATACCGATTTCGTAAAACTGGTGAATCCTACAGGCAGATTCGTACTCGGCAGTTCCTTTGCCGACTGTGGTGTGACAGGACGCAAACTCGCCTGCGATACCTACGGCGGCATTGGTCATATCGGCGGCGGAGCGATGTCCGGTAAGGACCCGTCTAAGGTTGACCGCAGCGGTGCGTATATGGCGAGAAAAATTGCGAGAGATATCGTCAGCGCCGGATATGCGGATAAAGCAGAGGCACAGATTGCGTATGCTATTGGTGTAGCTAAGCCTGTGTCCATCTATGTGGAGACCTTCGGTACAGAGCATCAGGATGCGGAGTTCATCAACCAGTATGTCCGTGAGAACTACGACCTCACGCCGAGAGGAATTATTAAGAGCCTTGGTCTTCTCGATGTGGACTATAACAAGGTTTCAGCTTATGGGCACTTCGGTAAATTTGGGCTTCCGTGGGAGAAATAAAAAATTTTGAAGAATTTTTTCAAACACCCCTTACAAACACCCCCCTGAAACGGTATATAGTAGGAGGCGATGTTCAGAGCCGATCAACCACATATTTATTAAAACCATCTGCGACACTGACAGCCCAATTTCTATAATTCAATACAAAAATCTGACAGGAGGAGAAGCCAATGCCCAGCAGACCAAAGACACCATGCCGACATCCCGGATGTGCAGCGCTCGTTCCCTACGGTACGAAGTATTGTGACAAGCATCGTTCTCTCCATCCGGAGGACACACGCTCCGCAGACAGCCGAGGCTACGGCAGGGCATGGAACAAAGCACGCAAGCGTTACCTTGAAACGCATCCTCTATGCGTGGAGTGCATGAAGCGTGGACGCTATGTTAAGGCGACTGATGTGGATCACATCAAACCGCATCGAGGCGACAAGATACTCTTTTGGAATCAAAGCAACTGGCAAAGCCTCTGTCATTCTTGTCACAGCATAAAGACACGAAACGAGGATCACACCCCTGAGTACAAATACTGACCATTTGAACTTGCAGTACGATTGTGACTCAGGGGCATATCTATAGGGGGCTGAGGCAGCCGCCGGGGGCGGGTTCGCTTTTACAGGCGAAAGCAAACAGAAGACCGTCGCCCCCTCTCGTGTGAAAATTCGCAAATTTGAAGGATCCCGGGGCATGGGATCCTGCTAATGGTGGGAGTTTCCGATTTGCAACACCAGCAGAAATGTAGAATTTCCGCACCTTTCCCATTATCACCGTGGAAAACTACACACTGTTAAACAGCATGCGTTTCGTTAATTTTCAGTACGAAAAAAAGGTGGTTTTTCACGCAAAAAACAATAAAAACGGCACTTTTTTAGCACTTAACCGCATTTTTCCTTGCAGTCTTGGCGGAGCCCCTTGTGGATACCGCTAACCGCATAACATCGACAGTTTTGAGGTGATACAGTTGACCGAATCTCAAAAATTACAGGTGCGGGCAATGCGTATGCAGGGCATCGGATACAGAGCTATTGCAAAGGCTCTCGGACTTAAAATCAATCAGGTGCAGCTCTTCTGCAAGGCTCACGGTCTTTCTGGTTCCGCTGACCTTGTGAAACTGAATTACCCCATCTGGTGTGAACAGAATAACCACTGTATCTTCTGCGGCAGAAAACTTCAGCAGCCGACAACTGGCAGACGCAGACGCTTCTGTTCCGGAAGCTGTCGTACAAAATACTGCGTTATGAAGAAATCGGAAGCCCCTGAAAAAGAAATGGAGGACTGACTATGCACATTGCAGCCTTATGCCTGACATACATGATGCTCGTTATCCTGATTCATGCGATCTGGATAACATCAATCATCAAGTCTGATGGCAAATGCCACTATAACGACTGCGGTCACTGTCCGTATGACGGCTGGTGTCCAATACAGGAGGGAGATACACATGGAAACAAGTAACAGCAGAACAGCGGGGGCGGTTATTGCACCGAAGACAAACGATGAGATCAATCACCCTGCCCACTATACCGCCGGCGGCATCGAGGTCATCGACTTCCTCGAAGCGTGGGACTTACCTTTCCACCTTGCGAACGCGATAAAATATATCTGCCGCGCAGGTAGGAAAGATAAGAACAAGACCTCAGAGGACCTTCGCAAGGCAATCTGGTATATCAACCGCTACATTGACTTTCTCCTAAAATCGGGTCAGAAATAGGAAAAAACAAATTCATTAGGAGAAAGAATAGGAGAAAGGCACATGACTCTTACAGAAAACTTCATCCGTGAAGCAATACACCTCGACAGCGGTGCTGAGATCATGTACGGCACTGATGAGGTATATGATACTTACCCATGCCGCATTCCAACTGTGGAATTTCAGCTCATAGCAACGGACGCACTTGTCGAGGTCGCTGACTGTATCCGCCTTGAAAAGGGATACAAGCCCATGCACCCGAGAGACGGCAGGACCGATGATGTAGACACTGACGGTTTCTATGACTTCTACATTGGCATATCAAAACTGCCGAACGAAAGTGTAGATGTACAGCTTGACAGCAGCATCACCTTCATTGTTGTCAATTCCGATTCCGATGATAACGAGGATATGTACGGCATCGAGCTGACAGACTCTGAAGTTGAATATGTGCTGGCTGTACTTGAACAGCAATGCAGGAAGTATGAGAGCAAGACTTGTGCGCAACTACTTGATGAAGCAGAGAGGGAGATGATAAATTGAGAATTATCAAACGGAACGGATGTGAAGTTCCCTATGACTGCGAAAAGATAAGAGCCGCAATTACAGCGGCGAATGCAGAGGTTGATGATAAAATCAGCGATACTGTTATCGGCTTTATTGTCGGGAATGTAGAAAAGCGGTGTGAAGCCCTTGCAAGACCTGTCCATGTCGAAGAAGTCCAGGACATGGTACTCGATGAACTTGACAATGCCGAAGCGTACAAACTTGCACGCCATTACAGCGAATACAGACTGCTGCATGAACAGCAGCGCAGGATGAATACCACGGACGGAAAGATCCTGAGCCTGCTCGAACGCAATAATGAGGAAGCCAAACAGGAAAACGCCAACAAGAACCCGATCATCAACAGCACACTCCGGGACTATATGGCGGGTGAGGTCAGCAGAGACATCTGCCGTCGATTTCTCTTTCCGGAGGATATTATCTCTGCCCATGATGATGGTATCATTCATTTACACGATCTGGACTACATCGCAGAACCGATGCACAACTGCTTTAGTGGAGCCACTCGTTTCATAACCGATAGAGGTATACGACAGTTCAAGGAGTTTCGTGATGGTGACTCTGTATATGTTAAAGATTTGAATGGAGATCTCAGACTTGCTACCATTCACACATACGGAAAGAGAAAAATGCAGAAAGTAACTCTTCAAAACTGCCGTATGGAAAGAACAGTAGTATGCACAGCAGACCACAGATGGCTACTAAAGGACGGCACGGTTACAACATCACTAAAAGTTGGCGATGTTCTAATCGGACTTAAAGATTCAACCGGATATACGATAAACAGCTACGAAGAGGCATTTGCTTTCTGTATTGGTTTCATTGTCGGAGACGGCTGCGATCATTCTCAAGAAGGATGGTGCGGACAGACACAGGTGCGCCTATGCGGAAGAAAAAATGTCTACAAATGGATTTTCGACATGGCGGGTTTTTCATCATATCAGATTAGAGAAAACGGTGACCATTTAATGCGACTTCGTGGAAAGCTGAAACAGGATTTTTTGAATGGTAAGGGATGGCGGTTTATGCCTGTTCACCTAAAGGCATTAGCTTTTAAGGGATATTATGCAGCCGATGGTGCGATTAACTCAAATCGTGCATCAACATGCGATGAACGTATAATGGAATTCATTGAGGAAACTTCAGGCATAGCGGGATTCTACATTTCGAGTAGAAGCACAACCGTTCGAGATACACTGTACAAAGATAATCACAAGCTAACCACATACCATTTTGTAAAATATAATCCCGTTAATCAAATGTGGAAAGTAAAATCTATCGAATCCTATAATCATCGTTCCAAAATGCTCTGCTACTGTGTTGAGGAACCAGTAACGCATAGTTTCACATTGGATGGTGGTATTGTGACTGGGAACTGCTGCCTTGTCAATCTGGAAGATATGCTCCAGAACGGTACGGTGGTATCCGGCACGATGATCGAAAAGCCGCACAGCTTTTCCACTGCCTGCAATATCGCAACGCAGATCATTGCGCAGGTGGCATCAAACCAGTATGGCGGGCAGACAATTTCTCTTGCACACCTTGCTCCTTTTGTGGATATCAGCCGACAAAAAATCAGAGCAGAGATATTCGAGGATGTAAACTGCGATTGCGGATGTAAGCTGAGTGACGAAGAACTGGATCATATCGTGGAAAAGCGTGTGCACCGGGAAGTCAAGCGTGGGGTGCAGACCATTCAGTATCAGATAAATACACTGCTCACGACCAATGGACAAACGCCTTTCGTGACGGTATTCATGTATCTCGATGAAGTTCCGGAAGGACAGACCCGCGATGACCTTGCAATGATTATCGAGGAGACTCTGCTCCAACGCATTGAAGGTGTCAAGAACGAGAAAGGCGTGTGGATCACACCGGCTTTTCCGAAGCTGATCTATGTTCTCGATGAGGACAATATTTCTTCGGAATCAAAATATTACTATTTGACAGAACTTGCGGCAAGATGTACAGCAAAAAGAATGGTTCCCGACTATATCTCCGCCAAAGTTATGAAAAAGCTGAAAGGTGATGTGTACGCCTGCATGGGCTGCCGATCATTCCTCACGCCGTCTGATGAACACAAGTATTACGGCAGATTCAATCATGGCGTTACCACGATAAACCTTGTTGATGTCGCTTGCTCTTCCGGCGGTGATGAAGACAAGTTCTGGCAGCTACTCGATGAACGCTGTGAACTGTGTTTTAAGGCTCTGATGTGTCGCCACAACCGTCTGAAAGATACGCCGTCCGATGTTGCTCCGATTTTATGGCAGAACGGTGCGCTTGCCCGACTCGGAAATGGTGAAGTCATTGATGATCTGCTGTATCACAATTACAGTACGATCTCACTCGGCTATGCCGGAATCGCAGAAATGACCTACCGCATGAAAGGCCGCTCCCATACAGAGCCGAAGGGAAAAGAATTTGCACTTGCTGTAATGCGATTTCTGAACGATAAGTGCAAGAGTTGGCGTGAGAAAACCGGCATCAGTTTCTCGCTGTATGGCACGCCAATGGAAAGCGTCACCTACAAATTTGCACAGTGCTTACAGCGGCGATTCGGTATCATTCCTCATGTAACGGACAAAAGCTACATCACCAACAGCTATCATGTTCATGTGACTGAGCCGATCGATGCGTTCAGCAAGCTGAAATTTGAAGCGGAATTTCAGGAATTATCTCCCGGCGGTGCGATAAGCTATGTGGAGGTTCCGAATCTCCAAAACAATATCCCTGCGGTACTGTCGGTCATGGAATTTATCTATGAGAATATAATGTATGCCGAGCTGAACACGAAATCAGATTACTGTCAAGCCTGCGGATTTGACGGCGAAATCGGCATTGTTGAGGAGGACGGCAAGCTGATATGGAAGTGTCCCAACTGCGGAAATCGTGACCAGCGGACAATGAATGTATGTCGGCGAACCTGCGGCTATCTCGGCACGCAATACTGGAATCAGGGCAGAACCGCTGAAATCAAGGATCGGGTGATGCACCTGTGAATTACTGTGGTTTGAAGAAAACGGATATCGCCAACGGTGAGGGTGTGCGTGTATCGTTATTTGTCTCCGGCTGTCGGAATCACTGTGTCGGCTGCCATAACCCCGAAGCGTGGGATTTTTCCTACGGTCAGCCGTTCACGATAGAAACAGAAAATGAGATCATTGAAGCCCTGCGTCCTTCATGGATTCAGGGACTTTCTGTTCTCGGCGGTGAGCCGTGTGAAGAAGAAAATAAAAAAGTATTGATTCCGTTTCTGAAACGAGTCCGTGAGAAATTGTCGGAGAAAGATATCTGGCTGTACAGCGGATACACTTACGAGCTGCTGCAAAGCGATGAAATCTTGCAGTATATAGATGTACTGGTAGACGGTCCGTTTCTCTTGGAGCAGAAAGACATCTCACTTGCTTTTCGGGGAAGCAGGAATCAGCGGATCATTAAATTGAAAAATGGAGGTATGAGATGAAAACAGCAGAACTGCGAATGATTCCTGTCTCGGAGCTGAAGCCTGCGGAATACAATCCAAGAAAAAAGCTGAAGCCCGGCGACAAGGAATACGAAAAAATCAAAAACAGCATCGAGGAATTCGGATTTGCCGATCCGCTTGTTGTCAATGCGGACATGACCATCATAGGAGGACATCAAAGATTATCAGTGGCGATGGCACTCGGCTACACTGATGTGCCCTGTGCGGTGGTCGATGTAGATAAAGTCCGCGAAAAAGCGCTGAATATTGCGCTTAACAAGATCACGGGAGCATGGGATGAAAACATGTTGGCTGAACTGCTTGAAGATATCCAGAACAGTAATTTTGACCTCGGCAAGACCGGATTTGATCCGCCGGAGATCGAACAGCTTTTCAATCAGGTGCATGACAAGCAGGTCAAAGAGGACGGATTTGACGTTGACGAGGAACTGAAAAAGCCGACCTTCTCCAAGCCCGGCGACATATGGTATCTGGGACGGCATCGTGTTATCTGCGGCGACAGCACTGTTGCGGAGACATACACAAAACTGATGAACGGGCAAAAAGCAAATCTCGTCCTGACTGATCCGCCTTACAATGTGGACGTTGAGGAGACTGCCGGTAAGATCATGAACGACAACATGAGCGACGGCGATTTCTATAATTTCCTGCTTGCCGCCTATAAATGTATGCACGAGAGTCTTGCCGATGACGGTAGCATTTATGTGTGGCACGCCGATACCGAGGGGCTGAACTTCCGAAAGGCTTTCAAGGACGCAGGATTCCAGCTTTCCGGCTGCTGTATCTGGAAGAAGAATTCACTGGTTCTCGGCAGGAGTCCGTATCAGTGGATCCATGAACCGTGCCTGTTCGGCTGGAAGCAGAAAGGCAAGCACCAGTGGTATTCCGATCGAAAGCAGACTACTGTCTGGGAATACGACAAGCCCAAGAGCAGCCCGGATCACCCGACTACAAAGCCGATCACACTCATGGCATATCCAATCAAAAACAGCACCATGACAAACGGCGTCGTCCTCGACCCGTTCCTCGGAAGCGGCTCAACGCTGATCGCCTGCTGTGAAACCGACCGCATTTGCCGGGGTATCGAGCTTGATCCTAAATTTGTGGATGTCATTGTTAATCGTTTCCGCAGTTGGTGCGAGGAAAAACAGACTGTAGCTGATGTATATGTCATTCGTGACGGTCAGAAGTTGACCTACGAGGAAGCCCTTGCAGAAATGCCGCAGGACGGTGATGTCAATGAATGAGCAGAAACCTATACTTCATGTAGTCAGCTTTAGTGGAGGTAAGGACTCAACAGCCATGCTTCTTAAAATGCTGGAACTTGGTATGCAGATTGATGTGGTATTATTTTGTGATACCGGTCTGGAATTTTCACAGCTTTATGAGCATATGCACAAAGTCGAGGAAAATACAGGCATAAAGATAACAACTGTTAAGAGCGATTACAGTTATGAATACCTTATGTTCGACAAGTCCATCAAGCGTAAAAAGCCGGAATTGCAAGGCAAGACCGGATTTAGCTGGGCAGGTCCGCTGATGCGGTGGTGTACCAATCTTCTGAAAACAGTACCTCGTGAGAAATATCTCCGTGAGCTGAAAAAGAAGTACGATGTGATCGAATACATCGGCATTGCCGCTGACGAAACGGAGCGTATCACTCACAAATGTAACAGCCGTCCCAACGTCCGCCTGCCGCTTGTAGAATGGGGCATGACCGAAGCAGACTGTCTTGCTTACTGCAAAGAGCACGGCTACGACTGGGGCGGACTGTATGAAAAATTCGGACGTGTATCCTGTTGGTGCTGTCCCCTGCAGCCGTTATCGGAACTGCGGATTCTCTATTATGACTTCCCCGATCTCTGGAAACAGCTCAGAGAATGGGACAATAAAACATGGCGCACTTTCAAGCCCGGATGGTCAGTCCGGCAGCTTGAGGTGCGCTTTGATTTTGAAAAAGAGTGGCAGAACTGCGGAAAACAGCGCGGCACTAAGGAGTTCCGCAAAGAGCTGAAAAAGAGATTGGAGGGTGTTAATGAATGATGTAAAATGTGAATTGTATCACGATAATTTTCAAAATCACCGCCGATACAATTTAGCTCCTGCACAACTCATCATTGCGGATATTCCGTACAACATTGGAACTGATTTCTACGCAAGCCGTCCTGAGTGGTATGTGGACGGCGACAATCAAAACGGCGAAAGTGAAAAAGCACACAAAGCGGCGTTCAATACGGATTACAGCTTTAATATTGCGGAATTCATGCACTTTGCGTCCCGACTGCTCAAAAAAGAGCCGTCCAAAGGCGAAAAGGACGCTCCCTGTATGATAGTTTTCTGTGCATTTCAGCAGATACCCTTGATATTGAATCAAGCTGAAAAATACGGCTTCAAAAAATATCAGTTTTTGGTGTTCACAAAGAAAAGTTCACCGCAGGTGCTAAAGGCAAATATGCGAATCGTTGGAGCAACAGAATATGCCCTTGTTCTCTATCGGAATAAACTGCCGAAGTTCCGAAATACCGACGCGGACGGTAAGCGGCACATGATCCTCGACCACTTCAATTGGGAGCGTGACGGCAAAGAGATCCCGAAAATACATCCAAGCCAGAAACCGATCACTGTGCTGAAACGCCTGATCGAAATATTCACCGATCCGGGTGACGTGGTGATCGATCCCTGCGCCGGTTCAGGCTCTGCACTCAGAGCCGCAAGAGAACTGGGGCGGCATAGCTACGGATTTGAAGTAAGCAAGGAATTTTACACAAAAGCCTGTAAGCAGATGCTTGCAGAGAACAGCGGAGGGAATGAAAATGAATGAAATTGCAATCGTTGTCAGTTATGACAATGAAAAACCGACAGTCAGCGGTCGTGAGCTGCACAAGGCTCTCGAAATAGAAACACCGTACAGAATATGGTTTCCGAGAATGTGCGAATATGGGTTTACAGAAAACATCGACTATACCCCGTACAAATTTGTACACCCCCAGAATCATCAGGAAACAACCGACCACCAACTCACTATCGACATGGCAAAAGAGCTGTGCATGATTCAGCGGACAGAAATCGGCAAGAGATGCCGTGAATATTTTCTGCGCATCGAGCAGCAGTGGAACAGCCCGGAAGCTGTCATGGCGCGAGCCTTGCAGTTTGCGAATCAGCGATTGGAGCTTATCATGGAGCAGAACAGTCAACTGCTTGAAAAGAGTGTTGTGCAGGAAAAACTGATCGAGGAAATGCAGCCGAAAGTAAGCTACTGCGATATTGTGCTGAACTGCAAAGAACTTGTTACTGTAAACTCCATTGCTAAAGACTATGGCAAATCGGCTGTCTGGCTGAACAAGTGGCTGCACGAGCATGGTATTCAGTACAAGCAGGGCGAGGTTTGGCTGCTGTATCAGAAATATGCGGGTAAGGGCTATGTCAAATCCAAAACGACCACATTTATCGGAACTGACGGCGGTCAGCACGCAAAATCGCATACTTACTGGACGCAACGGGGCAGGATTTTCCTTTACGAGCTGCTGAAGGAAAACGGCATACTGCCGCTGATCGAGCAGAACCATGACGAAGCGTGA